ACTGAGCCTGCTGACTATGATAAAAAAATCATCAGCTTGTACACACAGAGTTCATTGTACAGCAATGACTTTTTAGACATGATCAACAAAAGTACACCTTATTACATTGATAATAATAGTGATGCTTGGAAATGGCAAATTGCTGTTCCTTACAAATTCCCAAAAATCATTGACATTCCTGCTTCAACACAAGCTTTACCAAAGCCAGGTATTGATGGACAAGAATTTACTTTAGTATTAGATACTAATGAATTTTCTAAAAATGCAATTGTTTCTGTAGGTACACGTCAATATGGTCCACGTTTTTATGTAATCAAAGATCCACAACCATGGAACATGGGATTCTTATACACATTTACATTAGTAACTGACAATCCAACAGTTGACTTTGTAACTTCTACATTTTTACAAGTTGGTATTGAATTAGAATTGGTTGATGCTGCTATTGGTGAATTTGACCAAGACTTATTAGGACTTCCTAGATTAGGTGAGCAAATCACTATGTTTGAATCATTAGGTTCAGGATATGGATATGAGCACAAAATCACTGAGTGGGCTGATGACAAAATGATGAGAGATGCTTCTGGTAAGCCACTTGATATTTTAGTATATGCTCCACAAAGACGTAACCAATTACCTTTAACTCGTAATGATGTTAAATGGGAGCCATTTGTTGAATTCTGGATGCGTAAATCTATGTTAGAATTAAAAGTTAAACGTATGATCTGGGCTAAACCAGGTACAGTTAAAACTGGAGGTTCTCAACAAAATGTTAAACGTACTTCTGCTGGTGTATACCACAGAATGAGAAACAATGGAAACTTAGTTCAATATAACAGAGGAGAATTTTCTGCTAACTTATTACGTTCAGTATTTGGAGACTTGTTCTACAGAAGAGTGGATGTAAAAGACAGAGCAGTTAAAATGTACACTAACGAAGCTGGTTTTGATGTATTCCAACAAGCTTTGAAAAATGATGCATTAAACTCTGGTCTTACATTTATGGCAGATTCTGGAAACAGATATTTACAAGGTGAAGGACAACACATTACATATAACTTTGCATTTGATGCAATGGTTACACGTGAGACAGGTCGTATTGAATTAATTCACTTAAAAGAATTAGATTTACCACAAACTAACCTAGAGTTTGGACAAAACAAAAAATCTACTCCAGTATTTATGGTGTTTGATGTTTCTCCAATGTCTGATGGTTCAATGGTGAATAACATTAGAGAAGTACGTATGAAAGGTGCTCCTTCTATGACATGGGGTTATATTGATGGTACAAGACACCACTTAGGTTTTGCTAAATCTCAAGGAATGTCTTCTGCTAACAAATTCCCAGGATACGAAATCTGGATGAAAGACAGATGTGACGTATTTATTGAAGATTTATCTAGAACTGTGTTGATTGAAGAAATTCCACAATTCTAATTATAAAAGATTAAAAGAACTTAGGAAGCATACCATTAGAACTGCTCCTAAGTCTTTTCTTCAGAGAAAGTTCTTTTTAATTCCTCTCCCTTCGTTAGAAAGAAACTACTCAACAGAGTGATGAAACAGCAATGTAAGCATTAGTCATTTGATTGACACACTCTACAAATTATAAACCAATTTTTTAATTAAACTACATTATGGGCAAGTTAGGCAAAATCTCTACAATCAAAAGAGAGTTTAATAGTTCACAATTGCAAACAATGCAAAGTGAGCTTTCAAGAAACAATATGACTAGAATTCCTGGAACAGGAGTATTCAAATATCCTTATAAGGAATTAGATGGTCAATATAGAACAGGATTAGATGCAAATGCTGCATACATTAAAAGAATTCAAGATCCTACTGAAAAACAGTTAGAAATTGATAGAGTTACAGCATTACGTGAAAAATTAGAATATGCTCTTGGAGATATTGATTTGGGACCACGTTCTAAGTTTTGGAATTATGGACTATCAACATCTACAGATGATGTTACACATGTACAACCTTACAAATTACTTGATGGTGATAACTTTTTTGATTTAACAATACCATTTCAAGAATTATCATTTGCTTGGTTAAGAGTTCATCCAACAATTGCAAGTTCATTTGGAGCTTGGGAAAGAGGTGAATATCCAGCAGATACACAATTTTATATTGTAGATGATGATATTGAAAATGAAATTGTATTCAAGAAAAAACAATTAATCAACAGAGCAATTGTTAAATTTGAGGATATGACTCCTGATAAGAAACGTAAGATTGCAAGATTATTAGGATTACCAGTTACAGAAGACACTAAAGAAGAAGTTGTATATAACCAAGTGGATAACTTATTAAAACAAACAGAATTCAAAAATGGTAAACATTCTGGATTAAACCCTATTGAAGTTTTCAATAGATTTGCTAACATGAAAGAAGACTTGCTACATATACAAGATTTAGTTAAACAAGCTGTTTCACATTCTGTTTATAGAATTAAACCTGATGGTAGAGTTTATGAAGGTGAATTTGAAATTGCAAAAGATGAACAAGATTTAGTTAAATTTTTAATTGATGAAGACCATCAAGATGATTTAATTGTTTTGGAACAAAAATTAAAAGGTAAAAAACTAGCTGCTTTATAAGTGGCTAGTTTATAAAAATATAAAATATGATACCAGTAGATAGTTTATTATATAAGATTGATCAAAGATTAAATAAGCTATCAACTAATGAGCATCAACAGATTCAGCTTGAAGATAAAATTTTAGCTCTTAATGAGGCTCAAATTAAGTTGATAAAGCAAAAGATTGATGGAATGAGTGTTGCAAATGGTATGGGAATGGATTCATTCAAAAAACGTTATGAAGATTTACAAAGTCTTGTATTAAACTATAACCATCAACCTTTGGAATTAACACTAGAAGATGTTGAGTTAAATCAATGGAGAGCTAACATACATCAACTTGAACCTAAATATATGTTTTATGTAGATTCATATGTTTTAGCTGATAAAGGAAAATGTAAAAATAGAAAGATTTGGATTAACAGAGACCTTGCAAAACATGGTGATTTACAGTTTATTTTGAACAATAATCATTACAAACCAAGTTTTGAATATCAAGAAACATTTAATTTATTATCTTCTGATGAAATAAATATATTTACAGATGGGACATTTATTCCTAAAACTATAAATATAATGTACATGAGATACCCAGTGTACATTGATAAAACAGGATATATAAAATTTGATGGTACACCTTCTACAGATGTAGATTGTGAGCTTGAAACATATCTAGAAGATGAATTGTTAGATTTAACAGTACAAAATTTAGCTATGTATACAGAAAATCAAAGTGCTACACAAAGTGCAGCATACAGAATACAAACAAATGAATAAGTAATTAATAATTAAATCTAAATAAAATGGCAGATTTTTCTTTAACCACGCTCTTCGTAGTGCCAGCAGCTCAAACAGCTTTGTCTGGTAGTGCTACGCAAGACCTTGCTCCTGGAATCCTAGGAGTTTATGACAACAATTACAACAGTGTAGGACTGGTTCCAGGGGGTGATGCAGCTCAAGGACCTTATTTCTACATTTCACAAGGTAGAACTAGTAACTATTTACAAGGATCTAAAAGATCTGACAAAATTGCTGGTTGTAACCAACAAGTTTCTTGTCAACCAAATGTATTTGAATGGTATAAAGTAGTTGGATGTCCAACTCCTGTAAATCAAATTACATTAGTAGATAACTTCACTGTACAATGTGGAGAAAGCATTACATTAACTTTACGTGCTCACTCTAGCTATCTAGACACATTGTATTTCAATGGATTTACACGTTCAGTAACTGTTCAAGCTCCTTGTTGTTCTTGTGATGAAAATCCATGTGATACTGTATCTCCTGAGATTATCATTGACTTGTTAATTGCTAAATTAACACAACAAGCTCCTGGTATTAATCCAGATAACATTTCTTTCAACAACTTCTTTACCTTTACTAAAATAGGTACTACAGGTTTACAAATTGAAGGAAAAGCTTTAACTAAATATGGTCAACCATGTGATGTTGCTGCATTCCCATTTGAGTATGATAGACTATGGTTTAACACATTTGTATATGCAGGACCTGCTACAACAGCTGACTTTATTGTTGCTGATGCTTGTAATCTTGTTGCTGATGCTAATGTAATTCAAACATCAAACTATGCTAGAGGTACTGCAGAAGAAATTATTCAATTAGAGAAAAATTTCTATAGCTACCAAACAGGTTTCTTGAAACATTTATACAGAATGGCTGGTTACAACCAAGCATTTGAATCATTTGTTACTCCAGGTACAACTTACACAACTTACTACATTAGATTTAATGAGTATGGTAGAGGTCAATACAACTTTGGTGATTACATCACTTTAGATTCTACAGTTATTATTGCTGTACCTAATACTAGTACTGCTTTAATTAATGATCTTGAAAAAACATTAGAACCTGCTTTAGGTGCGGTTGTAAGTGATGGTGCTGTATGTATTACTACTACTAGTACTACTACTGCTGAACTAACTACTACAACAACTACTAGTCCAGCATAATTAAAATAAAATTTAATACTTAATCAAGGGGAAGGAACATCAATTCCTTTCCCTTTTTTATTAAAACTAAATGACATGCCAACATTAAAATTAGATTTCTTAGTAGTTCCTACATATAACACATTAACTCTTGGAGTTATTGATGCTTCTATATACCCAACAAATCCACCTTCTGTAACATCTCCTTTTATAGAAATTACACCTCCTGGTTTTGATAAAGTAGGGATTGTATTTAATGTTGATGAATATAATATTTTTACATCAGCAAATTTAGGAATATCACCAGTAGGTGTTAATCAACCTTTACCTGATGGTATATACCATATAAAATATTCTGTTACTCCTGCATTTACTAATTTTGTAGAAAAATCTATTATACGTACAGATAAACTACAAGAAAAATTTGATGAAGCTTTTATGAAGTTAGATATGATGGAATGTGATAGAGCTATTAAAACTCAAAGTAAAGTTGAATTGGATTCAATATATTATTTTATTCAAGGAGCTATTGCTGCAGCTAATAATTGTGCAATAGTACAGTCAACAAAACTATACAACCAAGCAGAAAAAATGTTAAATCATTTTATGAAAAATGATTGTGGATGTTCTGGTAATAATTATATAATTAATTTTCCTTAGATATGGCAAACTGTAGACAATGTGGTGTCAACGTAGGTTGTGGCTGCAATTTAATAAATGGGCTATGTGCTTCTTGTAATGCATTTTCAAAAACTATTAAAAACTTTATAACGTCATGCTTACACCTAGATTAACAAACTGTCCAGAATGTGCTGATATACCAACTTTAATTGCAGAGATTGATTGCAAGATAGCAGATATGAGTAATGCTTTATATAACAACATTGTATTTATGTTGAATAAACCATTTGCTTCTCAAACTATATCAGATCTTTTAAAGTATAGAAGAATATTAACTTTCAAAGTTTGTAATCCAGATTATGCTGGGCATTATTCTGTAAATATGATTTCAAATCAAATCAACCTTTTAAAATTTAAATAATGAGCTGTACTAATTGCTTTAATGGCTGTACTGAAACTATTTCAGATCAGTGTGTAAAATATACAGGAAATGATATTCCTGCTTTAGGTATTTTACATGGAGATACATTGCTATCTATAGAAAATACTATAACAACTTTTTTAACTACAATAATTACAGGAGAAGGTATAACTCCTATTATTGATCCAAATATTATTTGTGAAATAGTTAGTTCTAATTTACCAAATTGTGCTGAGTGTGAAGGAATATCTTTAAATGATATTATCACTGCTATTATTAAATCAACTTGTAGTTTAGAAGCTCAAGTCACTGTAATAAACCAAACATTAACAACATTAAATTCTCCATACACAGTAGGATGTTTAACAGGTATTACAAACACATCTAATACACATGAAGTGTTACAAACTGTTATAACAAAATTATGTTCAGTTAGTTCAGATCTATCTGCTTTAATTACTAATATTGATGTTAACTATTCTAGCAATGGAGCTGAATTAAATGCACAAATTCAAAACTATTTAAATAATATACCAGGTGCAAACTTTGTATATAATAAAATGGTTCCATATTCTATAGTAGCTTTTTACCCAACTCCAGCATTTTTAGCTGGTAAGTTTAGTTCTACAGGAGCTGGACTTGGTGATTGGCAAAAAATATATT